TACATATTCGAATGATATTATTGAAGTCTATAATTGTCTTGGTATTGAAGCAGCAAGAGAACTACTCATTGAACAAATAACAGAAGTTATTGAGTATGAAGGCTCATACATTAATGATAGACATATTGAACTACTATGTGATATCATGACAAATAAAGGTATATTAACAGCAATAAATAGACAAGGTATTAATCGTGGAGATATTGGTCCTCTTGCAAAATGTTCCTTTGAAGATACAACTGATCAACTTATTAAAGCTGGCATTTTTGGAGAAAAAGATAAACTGAATGGTGTTTCAAGTAACATTATGATGGGTCAAATAATTAAAGCAGGAACAGGAATGTGTGATATATTCCTTGATGAAGAAAAATTAATATATGAACTATCAGATATATCTGTTACAGAAGAAGATTTCGTAACAGTTAACAATAAAAATATTAATGATTTACTAAAAGAAGATGTCATCGGTGAAGAAGAAGAAGATTATTGTGAGACTTGTTTATATCCTTGGCCTAAGATGATTGAGAAGACTTATGGTATGAGAACAGGAGAACTAATTACATTCTGTTCTGGTTCAGGTATGGGTAAGTCTAGTATTATACGAGAATTAATGCATCACTTCTTACGTAACACAGAAGATAACATTGGAGTGTTAGCTCTTGAAGAAAGCATTAAGAATACTGCATGGAATATAATGTCAGTGGAAGCTGATGCTCGTTTATATATTAAGGAAGTTAGAGAAGGATTTACTCCTGAACAATTGAAACAATTTCAAGAAGAGACTATTAACTCTGGTAGATTCTTTGCATTCGATCACTTTGGATCAGTAGATAACGATGAAATATTAGCTAGAGTTAGATACATGGCTCAAGCATTAGATTGTAAATGGATATGTCTTGACCATCTAAGTATCTTAGTATCAGGTCAAGAGGATACAGATGAACGTAAGTCTATTGACATATTGATGACCAAGTTAAGATCTCTTGTTGAACAAACAGGTATATGTTTACTACTTGTATCACACCTACGTAGACCTGCTGGTGATAGAGGACATGAGGACGGCAAAGAGGTGACACTTTCACACCTCAGAGGGTCAGCCAGTATCGGCCACCTGTCAGACGGGGTGATAGCCTTGGAAAGAAACCAACAGGATGATGATCCTATACTATCTAACACTACAACAGTACGTATCTTGAAGAACAGGTATACAGGAGATACTGGTGTAGCTACATATTTATTTTATAACAAAGACACGGGAAGAATGTCAGAGATTGATAGTCCTTTCGATGCTGGAGATAATTAATGCCAAGTAAATTTGATAAGAATTTATATAATCAATACGATTCGTTAGCTAAAGAGGTTATGAGTTATTGGTTAATATCTGAAGGTTATAAGGATATTAATACTAAAGAAACATATGGAGTAGATGTTGTCTGTAAAGATAAAGATAATGTTGAATGTTACTTTGAAACAGAAGTGAAGACAGGTTGGCATGATCATTGGCCTGAGTCTTGGAAGGAGATACGTATTCCATACAGGAAACGAAGGTTAGTAGATAGATGGGCAAGAGAAGGATCTCTTGGCAGTTTAACTTTTGTTGTATTTAACAAGCACTTAGATCAGGCATGGTTTATGGATGGTGCAATGGTTAACAAGTGTGAGATTAAACCAGTGGATAATAGAAGAAGTGCCAATGAATTATTCTTTCACATTAAAGTAGCTGATGCAAAGTTAGTGAAGGTAATGTCAAGTCCAGTACTAAAGGAGAAAGTAAAAGGTTATGACAAAGATGCTCTTATCAATAGGAAGTACCCTAGTTAAATGGATTCCCCTCTTGGTCTTTATACCTATATTATCGTGGCTGGTTATGATGCTTACCGTCTTGATCGTAAAGCATTACATAGAGGAATTACCTTACAGCAACGGCTTTTCAATGTGGCTATGTTCTTTAATTACAGCTTACGTTTTCTGTCTGTATAACTTTATAAGGAGTAAACGTGTTAGTATCAATAACGAATCAAGCTGACCATCATCTGTCAGGTATAGTTAAATCAGAGAATGCAATAGGCATTGAGCTTGGTGTTAAGGGTGGTGGTTGTGCTGGCTTTACATATCAATGGGAAGTTTTGTTTGACATACCAGATCAGCATGATATAATTCCACTTAAAGAAGGGAAGCTATATATTAAAAAGGAAGCAACGATGTTATTAATAAATACAACTATAGATTTTTCAACAGGTATTAATGGTAACTATATTGTATTTAAAAATCCTAATGCTACATCTCAATGTGGATGTGGAGAAAGTTTTGGTATATGAAAAATGTAACTCTAGATATTGAAACAGATAGTCTTAATCCTTCCAAGATACATTGTATTGTAGCTAAAGATCTTAACACATCTAAAGTAAAAGTATGGGATCATACTAATCTTGAAACATTTAAACCTTGGGCATCGAATGTAAATAATTTTATTATGCATAATGGAGTATCGTTTGATGCTCCTGTTTTAAATAAACTATTAGATGCTGATATTAAACTGAGTCAAGTCATTGATACTCTTATATTATCTCAGCTCTTCAATCCTACTAGAGATGGTGGGCATAGTCTATCTGCTTGGGGTCAGAGGTTAGGACATCCTAAAGGAGAACAGGAAGACTTCTCAACCTATACAGAAGATATGTTAGAGTATTGTAAGAACGATGTAGATGTTACTGAAACTTTATACAAACAACTTAGTAAAGAGAAAGGAAACTTTTCTTCTTACTCCATTAAACTTGAACATAAAGTTAGAGCTATCATAGATCAACAAGAACGAAATGGATTTACTTTAAACATGGAGAAAGCTATTGGATTATTAGCTAGACTAACTGATGAAGCTAATGGTTTGGAGAGCTGGTCTAAGAAAGAGTTCGAGCCAACTGTTGTAGAGTTAAAAACTAAAACAAAATATATACCATTTAATATAGGCTCCCGACAACAGATAGCCAGTAGATTAATGGATCGGGGTTGGAAGCCTAAACAATATACAGATAAAGGTAATGTAATTGTTAGTGAAGCTATCCTTGATAAGATTAATATGGAAGAAGCTAAACAATTTTCTAGGTTTTTCTTATTACAAAAACGAATAGCTCAGATACAGTCATGGATAAATTGTTGTGATGACAATACAGGTAGGGTGCATGGAAGAGTGCTTACATTGAAAACTGTTACTGGTAGAATGGCTCACCATAACCCTAACATGGCTCAAGTACCAGCAGTACGTAGTCCGTTTGGTAAAGAATGTAGAGATTGTTGGACAGTTTCAAATCCTCATACTCACACACTAGTAGGGACAGATGCTGCTGGACTTGAGTTACGTGTTGTAGCTCATCTTATGAACGATAAAGATTATACTAACGAAGTCTTACATGGTGATGTGCATACAGCTAATATGAAGATGGCTGGTCTAACTGACAGAGATCAGGCAAAGACCTTTATATATGCATTCTTATATGGAGCTGGTGCTGCAAAGATTGGTTCTATTGTAGGAGTAAATAAACAACAAGGACAAGAATTGATTGATAGGTTCTTACGTAATATGCCAGCCCTAAATAGGATACGTAAACAAGTATTAAAAGCAGCAGAAGGTGGTAGAATAAAAGGTATGGATGGACGTACACTTTTAATTCGTAGTCCTCATGCCGCACTTAATACTTTAATTCAAGGAGCTGGTGCAACAATCTGTAAAGATTGGTTAGTTAATATGATACAAAGAATAAATAGTACAGGAGTAGATGCAAAGTTAGTGGCATCTATTCATGATGAATACCAGTTTGAAGTTGCAAAGAAAGACTTGCAACGATTCGGAACTATCACTAGAGAGGCAATCAAAGATACGGAACGTAATCTAAATCTTAGGTGTCCTTTAGATAGTACATGGCAGAACGGGGAAACTTGGGCCATGACACATTAAGACTTGACAAAGATTATAATTATGGTACACTTCATTTTTTAAACATTGATAAAGGAGTTATAAAAATATGTCAGTAATTTCAGGAATTGCTTATTGGGCTGCTATCACTAATCCTAACACCACATTTGATCCAGATGGAGTGTGGTCTATTGATGTGTGCAATCTTGATAAGAAGAACTTGGGCATCATTGAAAAGGATGGACTTACTGTTAAGAATAAAGGTGATGATCGTGGAGATTTTGTCACTGTTAAACGGAAGGTTCGTAGAAAAGATGGTTCCCTAAATCGTGCTCCTGACTTAGTAGATGGTCAGAAGAGAACGATGACCCAAACCCTTATTGGTAATGGATCGGAGGTTAATGTACACTACACAACCTACGACTGGGAATTTAAGGGACGAGCTGGAGTAGGTGCTGACTTGAGGGCAGTTCAAGTTACTAATCTTATTCCTTATAATACAGAAGCTGACGAGGCTTTTGATGTAGTTGATGGTGGTTTTGTTAGTGGTGAAGGGGATGAAGACATTCCCTTTGCATCTTAAACTTCTAACTTAGGAGAGGGGGGAGATGAAAGTCTCTCCCCTATTTCTATATGAAATCAATAGATACATTAGTAGAAGATATCTATAATCTTTTCAACGATATTGAAAATGATATAGACGATACAGTTATAGAAGAGTTCGGAGATAATATTAAAACTCATCTTAAAGCTGCATTATTAGATAATAGAAATGAAGGTAGAAGTAATCTTAGACTATCAGCTATAGGTAGACCTGACAGACAGATATGGTATGATGTTAATCTAAATGGTAAGTCTGAGGCTATTACTTCTCCTACTAGAATAAAGTTTCTATACGGATATATCTTAGAAGAATTACTTATAGCTCTGTCAAGATTAGCTGGTCATACTGTTACCGATACTCAGAAAGAATTGGATATTCAAGGAGTTAAAGGTCATCAGGATTGTGTGATTGATGGAGTGTTAGTTGATTGTAAGTCTACTTCTCCTAGAGGTTATGAGAAGTTTGATAAAGGAGACTTAGTTAGTGATGATCCCTTTGGTTATATAGCACAGATCTCTGCTTACTCAGAAGCTAATGGAGTGGATGAGGCTGCTTTCTTAGCTATCAATAAACAAAGTGGAGAAATATGTTTAGCTCCTGTTCATTCATTAGAGATGATTGATGCAGGGTCTAGAGTAAGTTATTTAAAATCTTTAGTGGAAAATAAATCTCCACCTAATAAATGTTATAGTGATGTTAAGGAAGGAGCATCAGGTAATCGTAGACTAGGAACGTCTTGTTTATATTGTAATCATAAGAAAGAATGTTGGAAGGATGCTAATGATGGAAAAGGTTTACGGGTATACAACTATGCAAGAGGATACAGGTATCTTACCAAGGTTGTACGTGAACCAGATGTTGAAGAGATTCTTGAATGGTAGATCACCATTGGCTTGTCTACAAAAAGGACGAGGAGTTTGTTCCCAATCTTGATAAGTTTGGATTTGTTTATCTCATAACTAATCTTCATAGTGGTAAAGGTTATATAGGTTGTAAGCAATACAAATTATATACTAAATTAAAGGAGAGAGAATCAGATTGGAAAACCTACACTGGTTCATCTAAGTGGCTCAATGAAGATATAAAGAAGGTAGGTAAAGAACATTTTAAATTTGAGATCATAGCTGAGTATAAGAATAGACGTAGCCTACGATACTATGAGTTGTACTATCAGATGAAATTTAATGTTCTCTCTTCTACCATTGAGGGTACAGATGAACCAGCCTACTATAACTCACGAGTAGGTGGTAAGTTCTATCGTCCTGTTGAGAGCTATGAAGATCCTGAATATAGAAAAAAAATATCAAAGATACATAAGAAGAGATATGAAGATCCCGAAGAGAGAAAGAAGTTATCTGAAAGAAAATATTATAAAGACCCTAAGTATAGAAAAAAAATATCAAAGGTACATAAGACGAGACTTAAAAATCCAAAGGTAAGAAAAAAATTATTGTCTCATCTTGATTCAAATCGTAATACAAAAAGAGATCCCGTTACAGGTAGGTATATAAAACAAAATGTACAAGCCAAAGAAAAATAAAAAAGTATTTACTGATCCTATAATTCAGTTTGAGAGTAAGGAGCTTGAACCTGAACGTGAATTATATGTGGCTGTTATTAAACGAGCCATCTTAGATCTAGCTAATACGGGAAATAAAGCATTACATAATAGGGCAAAGGCTTGGTTCCTTTGTAGTGTAGGTGTAACGTGTGATAACTTTGAATTTATTTGTGAGAATGCTAACATAGATGCAAGTTCCTTACGAACATATGCATATGAAGTAATTGAAAGAGTACAAGAAGATCCTAAGTATAAATATAAATTATATTATATTAAGTCGGATGATGAGAGGAACGAATAATGTCAATAAAGGATTATCAAATAGGTGGTGATCATTACAAGAAATGTAAGATACAACCTATCGAATATATTTATGCTAATGAACTTGATTTCTTTGAAGGTAATATAGTAAAGTACGTTACTCGTCATCGTACTAAAGGTGAAGGTGCAAAGGATATTCAAAAGATTATTCATTATGCACAGATGATTTTAGAACTTAGATATGGAGAGGATATAGATGCAACTGCCAACTGAATACCAAAACTTTATCTATCTTTCCAGATATTCTAGATGGCTAGAGGAAGAAGGCCGTAGAGAAACATGGGATGAAACTGTTGATAGATTAATTACTTTCTTTAAAGTACATGTAGAAACAAACCTTGGAGTTAAAGACCAACTTGATACCAAGGATTGGACTATGA